CCGAGTTCGCCGCTTCTCTAAAGGAAGAGGTTGAGGCTTCGGTTGATTCGAAGATCGAGGAAGTTGCTAAGAGCGCAGATGCCCAGCGTGAAGAGTTGGAGCAGAAGCTTGCTGCTGCCGAGACTGCCCTCGCTGAGCAGACTGATAAGGTAGAGGCTTTTGCCGCTGCTGGTGCAGTTAAGAAAAGCGTCGATCCAGACGACGATGAGGATGGCGAGGACGAACTTGTTAAGTCGGCCCCCAAGTCCTTCTGGAGCAATATTTATCTGCCACAAGAGCTAGTCAAGGCTCTAGGCTATGAGTCGTGATTAGGAGGAATATATAACATGGCAACTCAACAAGAAATTCTATCGAAGGCCGATGAAGTAACCACCGCTGTTGTCGGTGGCGCTTCTGGTGGTCTTCTCAACGCTGAGCAGGCTAATCGTTTCCTAGATTTTGTGGTCGATCAGTCCGTTCTAATGCAGAACAGCCGAGTTGTCCGTATGCGTGCGTCCAGCATGGATATTGACAAGCTTTCGGTTGGTACTCGCCTCATGCGTAAGGCTACTGAGGCAACTGATGACGGCGCAAACGCCGCCGTCACCTTCTCAAAGGTTTCGCTCTCCAGCGTCAAGCTTCGTCTTGATTGGGAGGTTTCAACCGAATCCCTAGAGGACAACATTGAAGGTGCCTCGCTTGAGGATCATCTCGCTCAGGTTATGGCTCGCCAGACCGCTAATGATCTTGATGACCTTCTCATCAATGGCAACACTTCTTCAAGCAACACTCTGCTTAAGGCTCTTGACGGTTTCGTCAAGCTTGCCCTCGCTTCAGGTACTACTGTTGACGAGGCTGGTGACAATGTTTCGCGCTCAGTTTTCGACCGCGTTCTTCGTAACCTCCCCAACAAGTACCTCCAGCGTCGTAACGAACTCAGGTTCTTCACTGGCCCTGGTGTTGTTCAGGACGCCATCTACTCGCTTGGCAACCCGAACTCCGCTACTGAAGCCACCGCTGGCGCTCCAAGCCCCGGCTCAACCACTGGCGACCTTGCCTTCCTTCAGGGAGCAATGCGTGCCAATGGTGGTGCTGGTTCGACTGGTCTTTCGCCGTTCGGTATCCCACTCGTTGAGGTTCCGCTCATGCCAGAGACTGTCTCCGGTGACTACTCAGGTGCCGCTGGTTCGCACGGTTACGTGGAACTCACCTTCCCGAACAACCGTGTTGTCGGTCTACACCGTGACATCACTGTGTACCGTCAGTTCCAGCCGAAGACTGACACCATCGAGTACACGCAGTACATGCGCCTCGCTTGCAACATTGAGAACGCTGACTCCTACGTCATCGCCAAGAACGTCAAGCTTCGTAGCGCCTGATCTTAGGACTGTTGTAGTTACATTCCTAATAGACGGGAGAGTCGGGGAGAAATCCCCGGCTCTTCTGTTGTTATAACTAAACTTATGATAATATTTAGTAGTATGAATGAGAATGTAGTGACATCAGATGCTGTCGCCCCTAAGAAGGCTCCAGCAAAAAAGACTGCGGCTAAGAAACCTGCTGCTAAAAAGGCTGCGCCCAAGAAGGCGGAGTTTAAAGAAGACGCTGTTGATGGCGATGGCGACGGCTTTGTTCAAGACGGTACAGAGCATGAGCGTCCTGCTGAAGAGCCTAAGGCTCAGAAGTCTCCTGTAAAGAAGGCTTCTGTTTCTAAGGCTTCTTCTGGAAAGAAGTTCGTATATTTTGATATGGGTGCTGCTTATGTAACTAAGGATGGCACTCGTTTTACAAGAGAAAATAGGATTTATGAGATTGATGAGGAAGAGGCCGACTTTTTACTCACACTCGATAACTTTAGGCTTCCAGATCAACTGGAACTTGAAGAACATTATAAGGAGAATAACTAATGGCTGGAAACTTAAGCGATTATCTTGAGAACAAGCTTCTTGACCACTTCCTAGCAACTGCTGCTTACACTGCACCATCTAATGTTTATGTTGCACTTATGACTGTTGCTGAGGATGATACTGGCACTGCTGGTACCGAGGTCACTGGTGGGTCGTATGCTCGCCAGTCGGCTACTTTTGATAGTGCCGCTAGCGGTGCTACTCAGAACAGTGGCAACCTTGATTTTACCGGTATGCCTGCTTGCACTGTTGTTGGTATTGCAATCTATGATGCTAGCAGTGCTGGCAACTTGCTTGTTCATGGGACTTTGACTGCTAATAAGTCATTGGATGCCGGTGACACTCTTCGTATTGCTACTGGCGACCTTGACATTAGCATTAACTAATAGGGGGCAATAGTGGAGCGCAGAGAATTTGCTGGTGCTGTAGTAGAAACTACATTATCATCTGGTATATCTGGTACTGACACAACTATTTCTGTCGTTGATGGTTCCACTTTTCCTACTGGTTCTTCAGGGAATCCTTTTGTAATAGTTATTAGTAGAGGTTCTGCTAGTGAAGAGAAAGTTTTGTGTAGTTCAAGATCAGGTAACTCAATCACAGTTTCGTCTAGGGGTTATGATGGCCCTTCGGCAAGTTCTCATTCATCGGGGGCAACTGTGAATCATGTTCTTGACGCTACCGCTGTTCAGGATATGAACACAACAACTTACGATAATCATATTTTATCGTGGATGGGGGTTTAATAAATGGCTTTAACACCTAAGAGACTGTATACAGGGAACGATACGGCTAGCACAGTCTATACCGCTCCTTCCGCCGTAGGCAGTTACTCTATTATTAAGACAATTAGCATTTGTAATACTACGACAACTGCTAAGACGGTTAGCATTAACTTGGTACCTAGCGGCGGCAGTGCTGGTGTTTCTAATAAGATAATGAGTAGTGTTGTTGTTCCTGCGAATGACACGATCTATTCAAACATGGTGTACGTTCTTAATGCAAGCGACTCAATCTATTATGATCCGCAAGATGCTAACTTAACTATGGTTCTTACAGGAGTTGAATACTCAGCATGATAGGCAGGCTGGCTACCAACAATTTTAATGACCAGAGCAGAAGGATAACAACTTCTGATACTGCTCCATCTTCTCCTGTGACTGGTGATATCTGGTATAAGACAGATGTTGGTACCACTCTAATTTATTATGATTCAACCTGGATTGAAATTTCTGGGGGCGGAGGAGGAGGCGGCTCCTCTTCTTACACAATTACTAATAGTAGTACAGATTCTGCTATACTGTTGATGGAGGTTGGTCCCTAATGGCTGCTGGAGATAGGACTGAAACTCGTTTAATCGGGCCTTCTGCTGTGGGTACTTCTAATGGTACTCTTGGCACTGTAAGTGCTTCTAATGTTTGGGTAACCAAACAAATTGTTATCACTAACACTAATAGTGTTGATGCTTGGGTGTCTCTTGCTATCGGGACATCTGATACTGCATCTAACTGTTTCTTTTACCAGCTGCCCATTGCTGGTAACGATACTTTAGTATTTGACACCGCTTTGGTTTTGACGGCTGCTGAAACTATTCAAGGTCAAGCTGATCGTTCCGGTGTAAATATTACTGTAAACGGATGGGTTAAGGAAGTCTAATGTCAATTGATGCCGCGTTAGGGCGTCTTGGCATTCAGACGGGGGTATGCACTAGTTCAACGCGCCCTGCTAACCCTTACGAGGGTCAAGTTATTTATGAGACTGATACGAATAACTTGCGTTTCTGGTCGGGGTCGGCGTGGGAAAGCAATAAGGGTGCTGTTATTTCTTCTGCGGCCCCTACGAGTCCTGCTGCTGGTGATATTTGGTATGACTCTGATGATGGTCGGGCCTATGTTTATTATGATGATGGTTCTTCTCAGCAGTGGGTTGAGTTTGGTGCTCCGCCGTCTGGTTCCACGATTGCTTTAGCGTCTTATGCTGATTCTGCGGCTCGGACTACTGCTATCCCGTCGCCTACCGAGGCGGATCTTTCGTATCTTCAGGACACGAATTCGGTTGAGGTGTATGACGGTTCGGCGTGGGCCGCTGTCGCAGGCGGCGGTGTTCGCACCACATACACGCCAGCGTCTTACATCAACATCACAGTTGGCAACGGCACCGAAGTTGCCGCCTATGTTCTCAATGGCGACGTTATGACTGTCGATTATGTCTTGGTCTTTGGATCAACGACTAGCATTGACGGTGCAAACCCATCGTTTGCGCTTCCGTCTGGTTATTCCCGTGCGACAGGTTATGACATTCCGTGCGGCTTGGCACAGTTGCGTGACCAAGGGACACGCACCTATTGGGGATTCATTCAAACAAATGTAAACGGGTTGAGCATTCATTCAGGCAACGCTTCAACAACGTCGCTGTATCAGGATGTTATTTCACCAACCTTCCCGTTCACTTGGACGACGACTGACGCAATCCGACTCACAGCAACCCTTCAGGTGACCACAACATGAGTACGTTCGATTTCAACCCTGAGTTCCCTGACGCGACCGACGATCAGAAACTAGAGCAGGTTCGACTGTGGCGCAACGTGCAACTTGCTAGCACCGATTGGACGCAGGTTGCTGACGCACCCGTAGACGCAACTGCGTGGGCCGTCTACCGTCAGGCTCTTCGCGATCTGCCAGCCGCGATTGACATCACTAACCCAGTTCTGCCTGATAGGCCGGAGGGGTCGTAATGCCTTTATCTTTCCCTGACGCCCCCTCAGTAGACGATACGTATACCGCCGGGGATATTGAATACACATGGAACGGTACTACTTGGTATATCAGTAACCGTACTGCTGATCCGCGAACATTGGTTGCGTCCGGTGGCACCGAGGTAACTTCAGGCGGCTACAAATACCACACCTTCACTTTGTCGGGGACGTTGACAGTCAGCACGGCTGGTGTGTGTGAGGTTCTGGTTGTTGGCGGTGGCGGCGGCGGCGGTGTTGGCGAAGCAAGTCAAGATGGCGGCGGCGGCGGTGCCGGTGGTCTCGTCAATCTTGCTGATGTCTATTTGACCGCTACAAATCATCAAATCATCGTTGGGGCGGGTGGCGCAGGAGCCACTGACTATGGTGGCCCTCTAGGCTCTGGCTCAGAGTCGCGCATAGGATCTATTGTTGTTGCTGTCGGTGGTGGCGGCGGTGGTAGTAATCGAAATGTCACAGAATCAGGTGGCAAAGGTGGTTCAGGTGGTGGAGGATCTCAAGGCCGACCCGGTGGCGATGGTGTTAGCACTCAAGGCAACGCTGGAGGTACTGGCTTAGCAGGCTCCGGCGGTGGTGCTGGTGCTGCTGGCACAAGTTCAGGGAGTATGGCTACCGGATCAAACGGTGGTGTTGGACTCCAGTTCTCAGCATGGGCAACTGCAACGAGTACGGGTGACTCTGGCTATTACGCAGGCGGAGGAGGAAGTGCAGGAAACACAACCGCTGGCACTGGTGGTGCCGGTGGTGGCGGTGATGGCGTGTCTAATGGCGGAACGGCTAACGCCGGTACCGCTAATACTGGTGGCGGTGGCGGTGGTTACGAATCCACTACGACTGCTGGTCCAGCAGGGGCTGGCGGTTCAGGGATTGTGATTGTGAGGTATCAGGTCTAATGGCTGTTTCTTCTACTACCGGCGGGCTAAAAACAGGGGTATGTCTTTCAACAGACCGCCCCGATAACCCCTATACCGGACAAGTAATCTTTGAATCAGATACCGGCAAAGTGTTTGTGTGGGCCGGGTCTTCATGGGTGAATATTGGTGATACGTCCGGTGAGGGTGTCCAGTTGCCTTCTGGCACTACTGCCGAGCGCCCCTCGTCTCCTTCTGCCGGTCAGATGAGATTTAATGAGACGACAGGTGAGCCTGAATGGTATTCGTCGGCTTTGGGCGATTGGATTAACTTTAGAAACGCACCAGCATTTGAAATTGCGTACCTCGTCATCGCTGGCGGTGGCGGTGGCGGACGAGGCAGTACAGCGCAAGGTGCCGGTGGCGGCGGTGCTGGTGGCTACCGAACGTCTTGGAATAACGAAACCTCAGGTGGAGCCTCTGCGGCAGAAAGTGACATTTCAATTGAGTTGTCCGGCAACTATACAGTGACTGTTGGCAGTGGAGGTGCTGGCGGCTCCGTTACATATGCTGGAAATACTGGCAGTAATTCTGCTTTTTCAACAGTGCTAGCATCTGGCGGCGGTGGCGGCTCTGGATCAACTCAGTCTGCTACTTCTGGCGGTTCTGGCGGCGGAGGCTACATTGGATCTCCCGCTGCTGGAACGACGGGCCAAGGTTTCGTAGGCGGTGCCGTCAGTGGCGGTACCGGTGGTGGCGGTGGCGGTGCTGGCGAAGCGGGTAACACTGATGGGCAGGCGGACGGCGGTGACGGTGTTGTTTCTACGATCACCGGGTCGTCTGTAGTTCGTGGTGGTGGCGGTGGCGGTGGTGCTGACACAAGCACCCTAACAACTATTGGCACTGGCGGCGACGGCGGCGGTGGCGACGGTATTGATGGCAGTGCTAATGCTGGAGATGGCACGACTAACACGGGTGGCGGAGGCGGAGGCGCCAAAAATGGGGCATCTGGAAACGGTGGTTCTGGCATTGTCATTGTTCGCTACTCCAGTGCTTATACAGCAACGGTTTCTGCTGGCCTCACCTCAACAACCACGACAGTAGGAAGCGATAAAGTTACCGTCTTTACTGCTGGAACAGGAACCGTGTCATGGACCTAACATCATCTGTACCGAACAGCAGATTTTGATCCGGTTTTTTGGTTTATTTAACCTGTAATATGCTAATATTGAGTTGAGGAAATCCTATGGGTTTAACGTCGTCTGTACCAAATAGTATTCTACAGCCCGGTGTTTGTACGAGCTCTACCCGTCCTGCTTCACCGTAT